CACGAGAACATGACAGATGTGTGGGACGCTCCATCCGTGCCGGCAGCAGACCGGATGGGGCACCCTACGCCCAAACCTGTCGCTTTCTGTGTGCGAGCTGTGAAGACCAGCACCAACGCCGGAGACGCCGTGTTGGACCCATTCCTCGGCACCGCGCCTTTGCTAGTAGCCTGCGAGCAACTCGGGCGCGTGGGCTACGGCATGGAGATCAGCCCTGCGTACGTCGCGGTCTCGCTGCAACGACTACACGACATGGGACTGACCTGTGAGGTGGTCTAGCATGGCTCAGGCCAAGAACGCACCCAAACGCAAACCCGGCCGTCCGCCGCGCGCTGACCGCGCGGAGATCGAGTCGAAGGTCCTGGCCGCGATCCGGGTCGGGCTGACGTTCGACAAGGCATGCCTCGCATGTGGCGCGCCGGAGTCCACTGTCCGCACATGGCGCGACGATCCCGAGTTTTCGCGTCGAGTAAAAGCCGCCATCGCCGAACGCGAGATGCTCTGGCTCAACGAGGTGCGCCACCAGGAGCGCGGCTGGCAGCGCATCGCGTGGCTGCTGGAGAGGACGTGCCCGGAGGAGTATGGCCGGAAGGACCGCGTGCAGGCCGAGGTCTCGGGGCCGAGCGGCGGGCCGATCGTTGTGCAGGTCGATGCTGACGCGACCCCTGATCAGGTCGCTCGCGCAGTGGCGGAGGCGCTAGCTCGTGCCAACAGCAGTGACAACGCCTAGAGTCGATCACATCAGCGTCAACGGCAGGCTGGTCGAGGTGCAGTATGGGCCCCCACCCTGCCCTGTGACGTTCGCGACTCAGACGCTCGGACTCTGGCTGTCACGCACGCAGCGCGAGGTGCTCGAAGCGGTCCGAGACCATCCGAAAGTCGTCGTACCGAGCTGCCACGCGGCCGGCAAGACGTTCCTCTCCGCCATCGTCGTCCTGTGGTGGATGTTCACGCGCAAGCCGGCCTACGTCATCACGACCGCTCCGACGTGGCGCCAGGTGCAGCGGCTACTGTGGAAGGAGATCCGCGCCCTGCACCGCCGCCTGCCAGAGTCCATGCGGGCGCGGTCCGAGTGCGACCTGACGCAGTTGAAGATCCTCTCGGCGGACGGCAACCCAGACCCGTACCACTACGCCTACGGGTTCGCGTCGGACCGGGCGGGCGACATGCCGGGCGAGCATGCGGAGAACATGCTCGTGGTCTATGACGAGGCGTCAGGCATCGAGGATGAGCAGTTCGCGGTCATGGACACGTACCAGCCTGAGCGCGAGCTGATGATCGGCAACCCTGTCAACGCAACGGGCCGGTTCCGACGTGCGGTCGAGAAGCCGGAGCTGGGCTGGCACACAGTCAAGATCAGCGCGTACGACACTCCGAACTTCACGGGCGAGGAGTGCCCCGAGGTGGTTGGGCGCCAGCTCCTGCGCCGCGAGCGAGTCGAGGCGTGGAAGATCGAGTGGGGTGAGGACTCGGCCTACTACCGCAGCCGCGTCCTCGCGGAGTTCCCGGATGAGTCCGAGGACGCCGTGATCGCCCCGTTGTCATGGGTCCAGGCCGCGCGCGACCGAGAGCCGCTGCAGCTGCCACATGCGACGGCGCAGGTGGGCGTAGACGTGGCGCGCTGGGGCAGTAACCGCACGTCGATCGTGTCGCGTCTCGGAGCGGAGATCGTGGCGATCCGCTCCTACGAGGGCAAGACGTCACTCCAGGACGTGGCAGCGCGCGCAAAAGAGGCCGCGGCAGAGCTATGGCAGCGTGCGCGTGTGCCCGTGACGGTCCTCATCGACGAAACGGGCGTTGGGGCGGGCGTCGTCGACTGGCTGGTGCCGGAAAGCACGGACCGCATCCGGTTCGTTGGCGTGAACTTCGGATCGCGGGCCAGTGAGCCTGATCGGTTCGTCAACTGGCGGGCCGAGGCGTATTGGTGCATCCGCGAGAGTCTGAGGCCACTGAGCAACTGGCCGGAGCTCGCGATCACGGCTACGGGGGCTGAGGTGGAGCGGTTCGCGGCCCAGATCAGCACGATCCGGTATCACTACCGGCAGTTCCGAGTGCAGATCGAGAGCAAAGACGACATGGACAAACGCGGAATGCCGAGCCCGGACGAGGCCGACGCGGTCGCGCTCGCGGTGGGGCCTGTGCCGGTCGCAGAGGGGCCGCAGGAGATCGTGACCGAGGATGATGTCCTGCCGGGCTGGCAGGCTATCCAGGCTGGAGCGGCGAGGCTATGAGGGCTGATCGTGCCGAGGTCCGGTGCCCGAGCTGCGGGCGGATCGTCGCGATGCGCGAGCGAGGCGCGATCGCTGGCGTGTGCGTCACCTGCAGACGGTGTCGGCGCGTGGTTGTGGTGCGTGTGACGCCCACTGGGCAGATCACGGTCGAGACGGAGGCCGCGACTTGATGCGCGCGGAAACGTCGGGTGCTGAGGGGAGGAGGATCTACATGCTGTGCCGTACCTGCGGTTACATGCTCGAGCCACTCGACAAGCTCTGCCCTCGCTGTCACCAGAACCCGATGGACGCGCCGCCTCCGCCGCAACCGGCGCCCACGACACCTGCGCCCGAGCCCAGTGGGCTGCGACGCGCCCTCGATCCCTCGATAGGCGCACGGGAGCGACGGGACCGGATACAGGCGGCAGTGGCCGCAGAGACCGCTGCGGACGATGCTGGCCTGGGCCTCTGCCCGATGTGCGGTAGCCGTAGGCTTGTGGAGGCGTCGATGATCGAGAGCCGGGCGCGTTACCCGCTGTGGGCGATCATCCTCACGTGCGCCCTCGCACTGTTCACGATGGGTCTATCGTTGATCGCCCTGCCGTTCCTGCTGGCCAAAGACCACTTCCCGGTGCATCTGAGATCGTGTCAGGTGTGCGCCCATCGGTGGCGTGCGTAGCAGGTATTCGCTGAATATGCGTGTATAATAGCAATATGAGTGTCCCTCCGTAGTGGGCCATCGTGCCCCGCACAGGGTGCGCCCCATAGGGGCGTGTAGTGGACCAGACCGCGCGAGGTCGTGGCCCTGTGCGTATGCCCTGGAACCGAGCACCGCAGACTGCAGAGCGCGCTGAGCGCGCCTCGGCTGTCGACGTCTCGATCGCTCGCACTGAGGCGCATCTGGCGCGCGTCTCCGAGACCATCGCAGCGGAGATGCAGCGTGAGCTGACCGAGGAGTCTGGATGGCAGCTGCTATCGGACCTCGGTGGCGACTCGTACGACCTGAGCAACGCCGCCCGCGCGGCGATCGCGGCGAAGTGCATTCGGCTGTGGATGGTCGATGGCGCGATCGGGCAGGCGGAATCGCTCCTGGCGAGCGGCACGTTCGGTCAGGGGATCAGCGCACCCAGAGCAGCGGACCCGCGCGTGCAGCGGATTATCGATCGGTTCTGGGACGATGCGGACAACCAGCTCGCGCTGACGTCTATCGACGCCATGATTGGGATCAATCGCGCCCTCATGCTCGAGGGCGAGCGGTTCCTGACTGTCCACACCAGCGCGGCCGACAGTCTCGTGAAGCTCGCGGACATTCCCGCCTCGGAGATCACGGACGTCATCACACATCCGCAGAACCGCCGGAAGGCTTTGGTCTACAAGCGCAGCTGGCGTCCGGCTCGGTATGACTGGGGCCGCGGCACGTGGGTGACGGACACGCAGCCCATGGTGCGGTACTACCGAGACCTGGCGGCGCCGGATCCGCGCGCACCGCGTGACGATGATGACGACGAGGCGCTGGAGCTGCTGGCCTCGGTGCCTGACCTCGATGATGACACGGCTATTCTGCACGTGCGGGTCAACAACATCGGCCTGCGCGGGGTGCCCGAGGTGTATCGGGCGTATGACTGGGCGAGGACGCACGCGGGCACCGTATCCGACATGGCGACGATGACCAAAGCGCTCTCGATGTTCGCGTGGCGCAAGAAGATCCGTACGCGCAGCGAGGCAGCGGTGCGCAGTGGGGCGTCGCAGTTCCAGTCGCCTCCGCCTGGCCCCGGCGCCGTGCATGTGAGCAACGATAACGTCGAGCTCGATCCAGTGAACGTGGGTACTGGGGCGACGAGCAACCAGAGCGCCACGGGCCGCCAGACGTTCCTCGAGGCCATACGACCATTCGGGTTCGGCGAACACTGGTATGGCGACGCGTCGACGGGCAACCTCGCGACTGCGAGCTCGATGGAGCAGCCTGCGGTGTGGCGGATCCTCGCCAGGCAGACCCTGTTCGAGCGCGCGCTCCGGACTGTCATCGACTACGCCATCGAGCGGGCCATCGAGATGCAGGACTATCTGCCGATCCCGCGGTCGGTGCGGCGGTACTACGACCTAGACTTCCCGCCTCCGCAGCCGCGCCACGAGCAGACGGTGTCCATCATGCTGCCCGCTCTCGCAAACGCCGCGAGCACTGGGCTGATAGACAAGCGCGAGGCGAGCTACCAGGCATATGTGCTGCTGGGCTCAGACGACATCAACGAGATCATGGAGCGGCAGTATCCGCCGCAGGAGCAGTTGGAGGGCGAGCATCAGGAGGCACCCGAGCCGGAGGCGCCAGAGGAGCTGGCTACGGAGGCGGAGAGGCCGGACGATCCCGCGCGAGATCGGCTAGCTGGCTCGTTCGCGGCACGGTTTCAGACTGAGATCATCTCGCCCTGGCGCGAGTCTGTGCGTCGGTGGCTGAGGTCTGTCGAGTCCGTGCCGGGCCCTGCGGCCCTGCGCCGCGCGTTGGTTGCGAACGCGATGCCGGATCGCAAGCGGATCGAGACACTGCTTGTGGAGCTTGGCATCGAGGCTGGGAACCATGCGGGGCAGCAGACTGTGGACAGGATCCGGGAGCAGCTCCTGGCAGCGGCTGGGGTACGCGAGGCGGAGGGCGACGATGATGACGCGGCCGCGGCCGAGAAGCGGGCTGCCAGCCCGCGCCCAGCGCGCCGTCTGAGGGCCTACACGCCTCCAGAGACGCTGGCCGAGCAACTGCAGCGTGGCGAGGGCTGGGGCGCACCGTCGGGCGAGTTCGTGTTCAACCTACGGAACCAGACAGTTCTGAGCACGATCGCAGGCCGTGGTCAGAAGATCGCCGGCGAGATCGCCGGGACCATGCTCGATGACATGCACACGGTGCTGACCAACGAGGGTTACCGACAGGGGCTCTCTGGGGTGGGCGTGGCAGAGCAGCTCGACAGCATCTTCCCCGAGACATACGCGGCGCGGGCTATCACCATCGCCCGCACCGAGATCACGGCGAGCATGGGCGAGGTGGCGCTCCAGGCGCTCTCACGCAACGGTATCGACCGCCACCAGTGGCTTGCGATGATGCGCGACACGAGGCACTCGCACGCGGCCCTGAACGGGAAGATCGTGCGGGTCGGCGAGGACTTCAAGCCAGGCCTCAACAGGCCAGGCGACGACCGGGCAGGCGCATCGGAGGTCGTGAACTGCGAGTGCGACATCCTGCCTGTGCTGGATGAGGAGACGGCCCTCCGCGAGGTGCCGTGGCTCGGTGAGTAGTGGGAGGTGACGTGATGGGTGGACAGGCGCCGAGGGCGCTCGATGGTCGGGTCAACGAGGTGTTCCCCGCGTGCGTCCTCGATGCCCCTGCTGGGCTGGCAGATGGGGACTATCGGGTGCTCATCATCGGGCACGGCCCGACCAACGACGGGCGGCGCTACTACAGCCGCCAGGTGCTCGAGCGCGCCGTCAGCGACAGGGTGTTCGACGACAGCAAGATGTACTGGAACCACTCCGACCCACTGAACGACGGGCGGCGCGGCCATCGGGACGTGCGGGACTACTGCGCGACGATCCGGCCCGGAACAGCGTGCGTGACAGATCGAGGACTGGAGGCGGTGTGTCATGCACACTCGCCGGATCTCCGGGCGATGCTCGCGGATCCCGTAGCGCGGGAGCAGATCGGGATCTCGCACGACTCATTCATCCGATACAGGACGAGGCAGATCGATGGTCGCGAGATGCAGGCTGTCGAGACCATCACGAAGTGCAACAGCGTGGACTGGGTGCCTGCTGGGAACGCCCGCGGGCGTGTAATCGAGTCGGATCAGGAGGATCTAGATATGGATGCGGATGCTGTTCGGGTGCTGGTACGAGAGGCGCTCGACGAGGCGTTGCCTGGTGTGGTCGGAGATGCCGTGGCACGAGCTGCGGACGAGCGCATCGCGGCGGCGATACCTGGTTTCGTCGAGCGGGTACGTGAGGTCCTGACTGCCCCGCAGGCTGAGGAGCCTGTGGCGGTTGACGGGATCGAGGAGCTGCGGACGCAGAACGTTGCCCTGCAGCGCAAGGTCGAGGCGCTTGAGACCGCAGGCCGGGTCGCCGAGTGCGAGCGCGAGGTGGAGCGGATCGTCGAGGCCGCTGAGGGTGTCACTGCCGCCGGGCGGGCGCGTGTTGTGCGCCAGTTCGCGGGCCAGGTCATCCCGCAGGCCGACATCGAGACGCGTGTCGCGGAGGCTCTGGACGAGGAGCGCGCGTACGAGCAGGAGATCCTGCGCGAGCGCGGGGTGCGGACCAGGGTATCCGGTGCTGGGGCTGGCGAGGGCGCCAAGCGCGCGCGCGAGTCGTATGAGGAGAGCCTGGAGGCGTTCTGGCACTCGCAGGGCTTCTCCGCTGAGGAAATCCAGCGCATGAAGGAGGTCAACTAGACATGGCTATCGTGCGCATCGCGAATGACGACGTCACGTTCGGCTACTCCCAGTCGCCGAGCGTGCTCATGCTTACGGGCGCTGGCCTATCGGCGGTGACGTCGGGGGACGTGATCCGGGGCGACGATGTCGCCTTCGGGACCGACCTGGCCGGCGTGGCGCTCGCGGACTACCGGGACTCGGTGACGCCGGTCCCCGTGCTCATCGACGGGGTTGTGAAGCTCGCCGTGACGGCGAAGTCGGGCGCGGGCGTCAACGGCGCGGTGCATGTGGGCGACTACGTGTACGTGAACTCGGGGGATAGCCGGGTGGACCTTGGGCCTGGGACCCTCGCCCTCGGCCGGGCGCTGGAGCCGATTACCTCGGGCGAGGAAGCGACGATCAACGTTCAGGTGCGGCCGCATCTGACGACCGAGGTCGGGAGCGACACGACCTACATGACCCTGGCGATCCCGGTGGCGGACCTCTCGGCCATCACCGCCGACACGGTCTACGTGATGAACGGCTGGACGCCTGGGTTCGCGGGCTCGGTCCTGAGCCTCGCGTTCGTGACTGGCACCACCCCGGCGAGCACGGCTGACAAGGACATCGACCTGTCGATCCTGATCGGGGCGACGCCGACGACCGGCGGCGTGCTGACGCTGCTCACCGCGGACATCAACGCCATCGGCAAGGTGAAGGCGGCCAGCGCGATCACGGCGGCCAACACGTTCGCCGCTGACGACACGCTGAGCATCAAGTGCAGCGAGTGCACGGCGGCGTTCGTGGAGGGCAACGGAACGCTGCTGCTGACGCTCGCGTGCGAGCATGACCACACCTAGAACGTGAGGAGGATCTGACATGGCTAATGCCATTGATATGGGGCGCGGCGGTCTCCAGCTAGCGCCCGAGGT